TACTGGTCACACTGCTGCGCGATCTCCATGTAATCATCATGCCCCGCGTCCCTAGCTCGAGTGTACCTCTCCCAATTATTTCTAGCTAGATTCTCCTCTTCCGCCTTACTTAATGTTTTTTTCGGTTTTCCGTATGCCATTATGCACTCATTGACGTTTTACGCCTCGTTGGTTTAGCTATATATTTTAGTCTATCTCTCCATGAAGGGATATGCTCTTCTTGTTCAAAATACGTAGAGAACTCTGTCATCATAAGACCAATCCACGCAAGGGCATCAACTTGGTCATCATGAACCCCATTCGGGAAACGCAACAACTCTGCAACCAACGGACCAGTCCAAACCGCATCTTTCGGAAAGTATACCATGCCTTGTTGCATTCTACCCTGAATAGCTCTTGCTCTTGCTTCTTTATCACGTCTGCCTACCTTCAGATCTTTAAAGTATGCTTCATACAACCTACGTTCTCTAACCCTTTTTTCTAGGAACGGACCGAGCGCCATTTCTATATGCCCTTTCTCGATACCTACAATCCCAGGTCTCCACTGCTCGTATACATCTAATATTTTTTCTACAAGCTCGAATCCATCATACTTGCCTCTGACAACATCTACCACAAAAATTTCATCATATTCACTTACGCCAACTACCACCCCTACGGAATAGTCGTTCCTGTCGCGTTGTCCAATAGCCAAATCCCACGCACAATAATATTTTAATTTATCAAATTCTATATCTTCGGAGTCGTAATAACGCACCATGTCCCTAGAAAAGTAATCACCTTCATCGGATACTGGGTTCTGTTGGTACAGTGCCGACCAGTCTCTGGGACCTATAGCTTTACGTATCTGATCTAGTGCATCTTCACTGTACCGCTCTTTGTGAAGCGCCTCTCCAGTTTCACGGAACTCTTCATCTACTTCAGCGATTGCTGGATATTTAACCACTTCCCATTCATCCGCGCCGTCTTCTGCTACACGCAGCAGCCTACCTGCAAGATCGTCATCGTGCCATCTTGTAAGAATTACAAGTATGCCACCACCCGGTGACAAACGGGTATACGCCGTACTTGTATACCAATCCCAGATCGCATCGCGGTTGTTATCAGACTCTGCATCTTCACGGTTCTTTACAGGGTCATCGATGAGTAGAATGTTTGCACCTTTACCCGTGATACCACCACCAACTCCAGCAGCCACGTAACCGCCGCCCGTGGTTGTGTTCCATGATTCAACACTCTGGGAATCCTTATCAAGTTTCGTATTTTCAAAAATTTTTTTATAAACATGTTCTCTTAATAAGTGACGTACCTTTCTCGAGAAGTTCATAGCTAAAGATCCTGAGTATGAGCAGCTAATGAACTCATGATTAGGATGCCTACCTAAGTGCCAAGCAGGGAACGCAATACTAGCCAAAGTAGATTTGCCATGTCGAGGCGGCATAAACAACATCAACCTGGGGGACTCTTTGTTCTCAACTTGTTCGCTAAATTTTTCTAGACGTTTACATATATCCTTATGTACCCATCCTGCATGGTAATCAGGATTAAATTTTTCTACAAAAGGCAACAACCGCTTTCGGGACAATATACGGAGCGCGAGTTCTTTCTCCGCTCGCTTTTGAGCAGATTGTTGTTTTCTAACTTTTGGAGGTATAGGTTCTTTCGGAGCCGCGACTTTTTCTGCTGCATCCGCTTTGCAATACACACAGATCCCGTCCGTCGGTATTAATGTATCGGGGAACAGTCCTTTACACTTGGAGCATTCTTGCTTATCAATCTCCATCGCCAGGCTCCAAATAGTTCTGGTCTTCTCCTGCGAGTTTTAATAATTCAGCATCAGATAACTTTTCTAGCTGTTGGACTTTATCTACATTTATATTTATTTGTGTTGCATTGTCTGGTGCAAATAGGCCGTGGAGCTTGCACAAAGAATCGACAACATTCTTTTCTTCAGTAGAGGTAGCTGCTTTTCTGTGCGCTTCTAAATACATAGAAGTCGCTGTATCTTTATCAAACTTTATTTCTTCACGCATCTCATTACGTAAGTACTGCAAAGCATTTTGAAATTTTTGTTGTTTAAAAATAGAGTACACTCGATCGATGTCAGAGTACCCCGCAGCACGGCCGGCGGCTGCTTTACTCATACCACGTAAATGAAATAACAAGAGCCTTTCTTCCTGTAGCGAAAGCTCGTTTAAATGTATTCCAGCATATGGAAAATGAGATTGAAGCTCAGCTCGATCGGACTCAGTCACAATATGAGCTTCGTCTTTTTCTCTAAGGATCGACATGAGATGCCATTTTGCAAAAAAATTTGAAAAAAGTACAGTATATCAGGCTCACTTCTTCTCCCATCTCTCTGTCAGCACACTCCGTCTCCCGTTTTTCCATTTGGAACCTTGTTTTAGTATTCTATGTATTGGAACCTTGTCCATGGGACCCCTATCAGTAACAACGCCCACCTAGCGGCGTCCGTTGTAAGTTAATCCGAAGTAAGTTTGTATCGGGTGATACAGACATTAATTAATATATCAAGGAGAAACATGAATATATTAAAGAAGATTGGTTCATTAGCTTACCAAACACAAAAGCTAACTGTTAGCATGATTAAAGAACCTGTGGATATGGCATCTACTATCATCACTGGCTACAAAGAAGCTAAGCAAGATGAAAAGCAGAAAGCACAGGAAGTGGAGAGAATCCTCAACGATACTCCTCGCTCCTATCCGGTTGGTTCGGACGCTAAAGACCGAGTCAGGCAACCTGTCCAGCAGGAATTAGACCTCTCTTAATTAACCCGGTGGGGGGCTTCGGCTCCTCACCACAACCTACTATCATTATGATTATTAAATACATTAACTTAGCTTTGTTCGTTTTATCGTTCGCTTTATTTTCAATTATGACTTATGACATGTTCTTTGTAGTCACTGACTT